GGTACATACCCCTTCTGTGTTAAAACAAGCGGGAACGTTGTCATGTTAAGCTCCAATCATTGCTAATAGCCATTGATACTTTCGGCTAACTGTTAGTGTATGCGAACTAGAGTCAATTAAACCAGTTTGCTGATCGTGCGCTTGAATACTTAATGTTTGCTCTATTGGAATAGCGCAAAGTGGTATCAACGTCAAGTAAACTCCAGCAACCTTACGCGGCTGTGTATACACAGTACATACAGCGCTATGGTAACTCAGATCACAGGGCGGGTTTGGTTCTCCTGATCGGTTATCTATAACGCCAAACTGAATTGTTATTGTTTGCGGTAATTCGACTTCAACGATAATGACATTACCATCTGTGCTATACACATCTAAACGTACATGCGTTTTACTAAAAACTGCTGTATGCGATTTTGCAACAATAGTAACGATTAAATCAACAGATCGTACATTAACAACGTTCGACCACAGAAGTAATGTAATAATGATCAATTTCATCGTTTCAACACTCGCGCCAATTGTTGATCGATACTCGGAAGATTACTCTCCAAATCGACCGTAATCTCATCTTTGATCAGATCATACGTACGGCGTTTGATTACAAGTGTACGTATTTTGTCATAGACAATTCCTAAAATTGCTGGCAAATTTCGGAACGTGATTTGATCATTCGATCGCACTGCAAACAGTTTATAGTTCAATCCCGCGTTATCCTCAATAAATGTAATCTTGACGCTTGCACGCGGAATCGGGTCCTGATACGCAGCCAGGTACACATCTCGATACTGTGTTGCGATCGTCTCGGAAGTGGTATCAACCTGTACGCCTTTACGTCGTGTAATACCAAATTTTGTTACACTTGGCGCGTTTGCACTCACAGGTGAACGCATCTTACGGTTATCTGCTGTTTTATAGATTGCATAGATGCTGTTAAATAGTTGTGTCAATGATCGCACAACCTGTAAATCTTCAATGTCCGTGACCCATGCACGCCCAGTACCTAATTGTTTCACAAGCAATTTTTGATCGTCAAACACTTGCGCGATCCACACTTTCGGCGTAGTAGCTGCATCACCGCGCTTGATCACATCATTGATCACATCTGCACACGTTACATCTTCAAACACAGCATTATCCAAATCAATCGCTTGTGAGCCGACACCACTCGTATCTGCGATGATTTGAGTTGGGTTTAGGGTATTTACAGTTGTAATGCAATCTTTAATGATCTCATCCGGGTACACTACATGCGCTTGCACTGCTTGTCCGGTTGTATACGCATTAACGAACGTTGCATTAAATTGCGTTGCAGATCCAATACTTAACACCGTTACTGTTTCTGATGTTGCCGTGCCAGCGTTTATTTGTAACTTTTGGCCGATGTACATCCGCGCTGTGCTTCCGACCGTTGCTGTAACGTTTGAACCGGCTGCACGATTAGCGGTGAGTGTTGTATTAATTCGATTAGTTGTTGACGTGACTACACGAACATTTGATATATCGACATACGCGCCGTCGCCAGTCTCGCCTGTATACGTAGTTGCAACACCGCTATTATACAACAAATCAAACACTATACGATTACGCGCGGTGAATGTTGCATTAACCGAAGCTGTAATCAATGCGCCGGTTGCATTAACCGATAGCACATTAGTTAGTGTTGCATAATCAAATGTGGCTGCATTACATTGAAAAATCCAATTTGTCGGAGCTATGAATTGATAATCAAAGCTAATTCCAATAATCTCTTTTGTTGAATCATCTGGAATATTATATACAACAGAACCAATTTTTAGGTCACTTGCACCCCCACCAAACTGTTCATTTTTACGCGGTACTATGAGGATACGATCACTAATTTTTATTTCATAACGTTCTGGTCGTCTATTGAATAATTCAAGCTTTGAAATGGTACGAAACAACGATAGATCTGTAATACTCCACATTGCGGTGTAGAAAGTATCACTAAACGCAGACCAATACCCCAACGCTACAATCTTTAAGCTTACATCAGTTTCAATAATTTGTGTAGGGTCCTCTAATCGACCGCGAAAAATCCCATAACCGCCCCAATTCGCGCGAACCTGGAGCGCGCCAAGCTGCTGGAAGAAATTAAACACTATATGAAACGGCACATCAATTTCAGCCTCCAGGCTCTCATTCCCATGCTCGCCGTCGCGTGCAACACACGATGTTGTAATCTCTGAACAATCTAACAACAATGTGGTGCCGGCAGGATTCCAGATAGACAGTTGACCTCTCATCTCGGCACCAAGTATCCAATTGTACGATCTGCCGACCAAACAAACGTATGCGCCGCAGTACCGGCGGCATTTGCAGGTCTCCAGAACGACCCTTGTGTCAACATCAAAAACACAGCAAGATCGGTTGCTGCAATTGGTTCAGTGCCGTTAACATATCCTCCTTGAAATACATATGGATTGCCAGTGTAATTGTATAATGAAGCATTTACAGATGCGTTACCAACAAATGGTGTTGGATGTGTCAATAATCGATGATCAATAACAGTTCCCACACTGTTTGTGAGTGCTGGAATTGCAATGATCGTCGTAAACGCATTGATCAAAAAGATACCTAAATAATCAATATCGATGTTAATTGATCCTGAAACCGTACGATAGTAAAACGTTATCGTATCAAGTTGTTTTCCGTTTGTAGGGAAGATACCAAGAAATACAACTTGCGGATTTGCGGGATTTTTAGCAAGTATCGTTACTTCTGGTAATACCATAGTATTACCGCCAATTGATACTTCTGGGCGAATGATTACATTAACAGTTGTGGAACTATTTTTCAGATTGGCGTAGATCGCAACATGATCACCGTTTGCATACGCGGCGAGTGTGCTGGTGTACGAGAAATTACCCTCTGTGGTTGTAGCCGCAACACGCCCGATCGCACTGTTTGTTGCCAGGTTTGTCGTATCAGTAACGTTTGTCGTGCCAGTTAAATCACCACCAGATGCAATTGGGCGCCCCTCCACGTGAATGAGATGTGATGCTTCATTAGAAAATGCAATCACACCAGATAAGGAACCGCTAAACGGGCTAGCCGATGGTGTAATTGTTACCTTCACTGGACACGGCTTCACATGCGTTGTGGTAAATGTGAGCGCATTAGGACCTGGACACGTAAACGTGCTACTCGACTGTGTATCAGTCGCGCCTAACCATAAGCCGTTTTTGCGAAAGAACGCAATGCGCACATCCATAATCCAATAAAAATCACCTACCTTGGTAAAATCGTCTGGTGCTTTTGGTTCGCGTGCAAAACCAGTGATTACATCTTTCTGGTACGTTGAAAGATCAGAGCCTTTGATTTGATACCTCAACACAGGAGGTTGCGCAATTTCGCGTTTTTTCCACCATCGAAAACCTTGTTCAATCAGACGAATCAATTTTTCGTAATTCGCAAGTGCTATAGCTGCCGTTGATCCTCGAATGTTTAATGTCCACTCTTCCGTAACCACAGGATAGGGGAATCCGAGTAGGCTTGTTTTCAATTGTGCTATTCGCGGACCCCAACCACCCCATTTCAATTGATAATCAGTTGCCGCGCCAGTACTCGACATGATCAGTACAGATTCATCTGCGCCGTCAAGATTTGCCACAATTTCGAGATAACTATACGCTGTTACTGTCAATTTGACCTCACCAAAATATCAGCACTAATCCCCATTGCTTCAAACGCGGCTGTAAGTAAAATCATAAACCGCTCCTCTTCTGTTTGATCGGCTTGAAGATTAACTATTAACTCGACCTTCTGTGCTTCTTTTTCAGATCGTTGTGCAGCTTCTACTAACCTGATTTGTGTGTCTAAAAATGATTGTTCGTTAAAATCAGTAGACAATGCACGACGTTGCCGTAAGTCTGCAAGCTCTGCAATACGTGCTGACTCCTCATCAAAAATTGCAATCGCTTCCGCTGACTTGCCAGCGGCTAATAACTCATTGACTTGTTTTTCGAGTGCCGCGTATTGTTGCTTCGCCTGCTCTGCAATGGCGAGTACTCCATTACGCTGCTGTGTTGTTTGCGCTCCCTGTTCCTGTGCTTTTACTTCTAAGTAGCGTGTTTGGTTACGTGCATCATTTTGATCAAGCAATAGTTTGTTTTGCTGATCGTACAATCCATTAAGATACCGCTGATGTTCTTCGGCACGCTTTGCCGACTCTTCGTCAAATACAATTGGTTTCGATGCTTCCGCATTCGCGATCAAGTGTTGAACTTCTGCTAGTTCTGATGTAATCCCGTCAAGGTTCTTCTTAGATTCGGCAAATGCTTTGTTTGCATCTTGTAACGCTTTTTCTGGTCCGGTTGCTTTTCCCAATTCATACAAATCCGCAAAGTTTTCAGCAACGCCGCGTGCAATACCAGCGCTTGCATTTGCAAAGTCCTTTACAAAGCTGAGAAAATTCTTTTGCATATCTCGGATCATTTCATCGGTATACCCCTCCAATTGTCTACCCATCTCGCCAACAGAGTCTAATATTGCATTTAACATATCCGGCCATGCTATATCCCAACCGGATACCGCGCCTTCGATGAAATTATTTGAGAACGCGCGCCCAGCTCGACCTAAATTAGCCAATGGTGATGATCGATCGCGTGGCTCGCTACCTGGCAATAGATCACGCGCTTGCTGCAAAACTTCATTCACAGCGTCAACGGCTGATTGTGCCATTGCTTTAATGCCATCAATCATATTTTGTATGATTGCCTTACCAGCGTTAAAGAATTCAGTACCTTTGTCGCGTATGCGTTGAACCATTGTACCAGTAATTGATACTAGCATGTTCCAACTATCAGCCCAAGATTGTACAATCTTCGCACCCGTAGTACCAAAAAACCCCGCAATTATTTCAAAAGCGGCCCCAATAGCTTCGTAAATCCGTTTAACAACACCTTCGCTCATTGTACGTATTGTTTCCCATGCACCCTGCCAATCGCCTTGAAATAGTTGTAATGCAGCCTTTAATAGCCCACCAATGATCTCTAAAGCACCTAATACAACGTTTTTAATAACGATCCACGCATTATCTAATACGTGTTTGATACTATCACCATGCTCTGTTGTAAACTTAACCCATGTAAGCATAATTGCATTAAACAGTACACTTACTAAACCTAACGCAGAACTAGCAATTCCAGAAAGCTTTAACAATGCTTGCGCAAATGTATCACTAATATCCTGTCCATTACGTTGCATAAACGCAAGCAGTATGCCCATTGCACTTGTAAAGATACCATTGACAGTCAAAAACACTGTATTGACTGTTGCTACAAACTGATTGAACGTACCATCCCATCCGGCCTTAATTTGCGCGCCGTAATTCCAAATGGTTGTATTAACGATCAGTAATGCTTGATCTACTATTTCACCTAACCGATTAAAGCGTTCGATAGTGCTATCAATTGCAGGCTGAAAATGTGTTGTAAAACCAGCTGCAAACGATGAAAACATTCCGCCAGCGGCACTAACTGTTGCAATTGTCCCGCCAATTGCCATATTTGCTTCAAGGAACTTGTAATTCAACACGCCCGCCGCTGTGTTCACATCTGAAATGAGTGTCGATACGGGCGCTAAACCCTCCGATAAACCGCTCATACTACCTGCAATATCGCCAATGCCTCCAGCGGCGCCCCCAGCACTTGTAGCGGCTGTGTTTAAGAGTTGAATCTGTTGACCGATGAGCGAATTTGTTTGGTTGCCAATGTCAAGCAATTTTTGTTCTGTGTCAACACGCGATTGCGCTTGCGATTGCTCTAACTCAGCAGCAGCTACTTTTTCTTGCGCCGCCGTTACAACCGCATCACGTTCGGACTCTACTGCGGTTATACGCTTCTCAACATCCATTTGCGCTAGTTCATTACGCGCTAACTCTTTGTCAAGTTCGCTTGCATCTTCGTCCGCAATTGTTTTATTTAATTCTTGCACACGTTGCATACCGCGTATTTCTTTTTCACGATTCTGTAACGCGCCCAATTCAGAATTAAGCGGCGCCAAGATGCCTTTATAGTGCTCTGTGGCGCGATTAAGATCATCCTGTGCTTGCTTTACTTTACGTGTTGCTTGTGTTAGCTCGAAATATGATTTGACAAAATTAGCAACCTTCGCACCAGCAGGACCAATTGACGAAATGATACCGTTAAATGTGCTTTCTGAAACACTCCCAATGCTGTTAATCTCATTGATCGCTTTTGCAACACCTTGTCGGCCTAGTAACACAGCGGGTATAATACCTTCTTCGCCAAATTGACCTACATCTGCGAGTCCGCGTAGTGTAGATTGAATTGCATCGCCAATACTACTTAGTATACTGTAATCAACATTTGCCCAATTATTAATGTACAGTTGTCCGGCTTCACTTCCCCACTTATCGAGATCGGGTGTAATTTTTGGTGGTGAACCGGGTTTCAGCCATCCCGCAATGATTGATCCTAGTGTTTTCAGTGCTGCTACAACTTCTTTTGCAGCAGCTAGAATACCCCCCGCAAACGATCCGGAGATGTTCTTTCCCCAACCAAATGCACTCTTCGCAAGATTTGCAAATGTTCCGGCAGATGCCAACACCAAATCAACCACTTTTGCAAGTGCAGTACCAAACGCCTCGATAAAATCCATTGCACCTTTTGATTGAAGTAACGTTGCAAAGCTTGCTGCTAATTTCGCAATACTAGGTGCTAATTTCTCACCAATAGTCACCAAAAACACCGCGCCAGCAGCTTTAATCTTTTCACCGGACGCCGCAATAGTGCTATTCATTATTTTGTACGCTGCGCCGGTTGAGCCTGCACTATTCGCCATTGCATCAATTGCGCTAGTGAATTGTTGTGTACCTGTTCCTGTGAGTGCTAGTGCCGCACCACCAGCTTCTACCGATCCAAATAGTTCATTAATGCCCTTTCCACCACCTACGGCGGCTTTTTCGAGTAATTGCAATGCACCTTGAAGATTACCACCAGATGCAATAAATGCGCGAAAACTTTGCCCCGATACCTTTTCAAACGTTTTTGCAACTTCTGTACCACTATCAGACAACTCGACAAGCATTTGCCGTAGTTGTGTTGTAGCTGTTGCCGTTGGCACACCTTGTAATGTCATTGACGCCAATGCTGCTGTGACATTATCGAAACTCAACCCCAAACTAGCAGCAACCGGCGTAACATTATACAGGCTTGTAGACAGTTGCTCGAATGTTGTTTTACCGAACTTAACCGCCGTAAACATCAAATCGCTGGCTTGTGCCGCACTGATGTTACTTTGCCCGTATGCGTTGACAACACTCGTTAACCCGTCCACTGTGATCTTTAAGTCAGTTACGCCAGCCTTTGCGGCTTGCTGTGCCGTTTCTAAAAATGTGAATACATTATCCGCCGGGATGCCACTCGAAATACTTTCGTATAATGCGGGAATCAATTTATCTGGCAACACACCAAACTCTAACGAAAAAGCTTTTACCTGGCTTGTCATCTTAGCCATGGCTGCATCGCTGGCGTTTGGGAGCAACGTAAAGACTTCGGCCATCTGATTTTGAAAACCAGCAAACGCCACGCCAGCACCAGTGGCAACACTAATCAGCGCAGCCGTTGCACTAACAGCAACGCCAGCAGCAAGCTTGCCAAGTGACCCAATGCTAGAGGAAAATTTTTGGGTTTCAGAAACCGACGCGGCGAGTCCGCTATTGTACTCGCCTGCATCAATCCCCAAGCCAACCAATAATTTCGCGATTGTAGTCACGTGTAGTAAACCATTTCAGCGTAATATCGTCATTCTACGATAAAGTTCTTGACACGCGGATCGTTTTACTGTATAGTACTTACACAGGAAAGAAAACGAAAACAAACACAAACCGAAAGGATGTTCTAATGAACACATACACACTCACCGTAATGACCACCGAAGGTATTGAGATCATCACAGATCACGATACAATGAATAGTGTTCAGGTAAGCTTCGCTAGGATTGCCGCTGCCGCTGCTGGTTGTTTGGAGTGGAGCGAGATCCTAAATAACGAAACTGGCGAACTGGAACACTACGATTACTAAACAAAAATACTGACGGGGGAGGTATCAAAATCTCCCCCCTCACACCAACACAGGAGCCAATACCATGACAGCCGATCAAATTGCTCTTAATTTCTACAACCAACGCCCGATGCTTGATCAAAATCGCTGGTTAACCGCCAAGCAAGCAAAATGGTTGTTTGACGTGTGGAAACGCGAACTTCTTGCGGATGGCGGGCGTACAGGTGGACACACCGATCGCATCGCAACAGGATCATTTTATATCACCAATGTTGAGTACAAATGGAAAATGATTCTCCAATTAAACGGTGCAGGCGCATTCGTTGTTGTCAATGCGCAAGAATGGCGCGACGGTAAAACAATTTCACACGGTTTCTAAGCGTATCAACACAGGAGCAACACCAATGAAACGCGGGCGTAAACCAGTATATGCACGATTTAGGATCGAAACCCTAGAGCGCCACATAGCCCTACAAATAGTGCGAGAACAGGATGCTGGTGTGGCCGCATTACGTCGTTTCGCTAAAGAAATAGGCGTAAGACCAGATGAAGCTCAAATCAAAGTACACACACAAATGTATATAGATGAAATTGAGCGCTGGCGTAAACAAAGTTAAAACAAATTCACCAATTACATACCTTATGCAATTGGTGAATTTTTGTTGCCTCGCAAATCGAGCCCACCAAACGCAGCATTAAGCCCTTCCACTATTTGCAACTGTTGCTCCATTGTTTGCGGCTCTCGGATGCGTTTTTCTGGTTGTGGGATCAAATCATCCCATTGCCAAACTTTCTGGTGTTTTTTCGTACGTTGCGTGTTGGCAATTGTAGCAGCTATTGTTCCTGCGCGCATATCCGCACGAGTTTCACCAAATGGCTCTAATTCAGCATACGCTTGCCATTCTGCAAACTCATACGACGAAATTTCCTCTTGCGCGCGTGCAACACTCATGCCAAGCTGTAACGCTAATCGAAACCAGAATCGCCGTTCTGGTCGTTTTTTAGTTCACCAACTAACTCCTTCACGTCCGCTTCTGTGATACCACTCAACACTTGGCTAGCCATAAACACACGATGCAACGCACTAGCCGATAATTCCCCCAAATCGTGAACTTCAAGATCAGTAAACATTCGATGCGGCTTGCTGCCTGGTTTCAACGTGGCAATAATTGATCCATCTTCCTGTTGCATCACGTCAAAGTCACTAGGGTCAACAACTGTACGCGCGACAAGCTTTGCACGAATGTTTTTGAGATTCATGCTTGTATTGCCATTTTTACCGTGTGTTACAATGTCTGCCTCAAATTGATCACGCTGTGTACCGCTCATCTCCAATACAATGACCGATCCGCCCCATTCTGGTACTTCAACCACATCTGTACGTAACTTCCCCCGCTGCGCTAAAATGTTATCACGCGAAAGCATTGTGAGCGTCATTCATCACCTCTTATACTAATGTCGGCTGCCCAGCAACCGCAATTGTTACATCACCCGTTAGTTTGTCGTCATGCGGTGCGCTTGGTTCAAAGTTTGTTACAATCCCCGGAAAGCTCCAGGTAGTTGCGCCAGTATCGGGAAACACAAGCGAATACGTATCGATCGTGGTGTCATTCGCAAAATCAGCAAGCAATCCGGTACTTGCATTGTGCGTTGACGCGGTTGGTGTGTATTGAATGGTTAGCGTCACTTCACCCGCACGTTTGATACCTTTGATCAGTTGACCCCACATCGCCGGTGATTGGTGGTGCGTTGAGTCAAGTGTTTCACGCGACAAACCAGGTCCGCTAATTTCCGTCACTTCCGCGATCGTTACGCCATTACGCTTTAACAGCGCTCCAAATGCGTTTAGGGCCATGTCAGTACCTCCAATGTATTAATTATAGACCAACACAGCCGATTTTGATCGCAGCGTTGTTACCTTCGCAATACAGCATTGCATCTGCTTGGTACCAACCGTTGCGCTCGAAAATGAACACTCCAACCTCAGTAGCCGCTAATGAATACGGGCCAATATCGCCGGTACGATTCAGTGTGGTTGCACTCGCAAGCGAAGTGAAAGTAACCGTATACGGATTAGTTGGATCGGTGTTGTGTACGAACACCAACAATCGGCTAAAATCTCCCCACGCGATCTGATTCCCACTGGAACCAGATGATCCTGTTACCGCTGTCTCTACGAGGTCTGCACTGCTCGCCACGAGCGGCAAAGCCGGGTATGAGCCTAGCAGCGTTGTTTTTGGTAGCGTTGTTCGTGCCATTTGACATAACTCCTCAGATAAAGGGTTTACGATCGTCTAAAAACAGGGCTAATTTATGGCTTCCTAATGCCTAGATTTTTGCGAGCCGTAAAGACTTTTAGAAACTCCTACCATGACAATAACTATTTGGCGTCCTAATGCGGTAAAATGCTCCATTGTGTTTAGGCCGACAGTTAGGTCACGATTGCCCCTCTTTGTGCCACCCAACACAGCGGGCAAAGCCTATGCAACGTATGCGATCAATAAATCAAGCGTTCTTTGGTGTATTTGTGTTGTTTCCTCAAAGTCAGTAATTCCCGATTGTAAAAAAATACGATCAATCTTTACGCTCGACACAGTACCACGATAGCCATTGATTCCCGCCGTTGGGGGCTGTTCTAACACAGCTTCAAGCGTTTCACCATCGCTATACTTTCGCGTCCACATTGTCAATTGAAAACGTGCATTGACTAATCCAGAAAAGCCGCTATGCGAGTAACTATTCACATCGTCAATGCGCTGGTACGTCACTTGTGGATACACAGGAGGATCACCAACCAATCGTACAGGATAAAATCGTAGCGGACTCGTACCGATAATCGCTGTTACCCCGCTTAATGATCCGATTAACGTAACTAATGCTTGGGAAATACTCGCCATTACACGCTACCTAAAATAATATCTCGGAGCGCATTGCTTGTATCTCGAATTGCTTCACCACGTTTTGTATCATATGCTGGACGATAGTATGGCTGCGCAGGTTGATTATAGTGCCGACCTAATGAGTCAACCCCGCTAAAACCAAACTCAATACGCCGCGCGTATTCAACATCAGTTCCGCTAATTGCTTCCGCGTACGTCGCGCGTTGCTCTGCAATCTCAGTGTGCAAGCTACGTGCGAGTGTACTGGTATCTTTTGCCACTAACACGATCGCTTCATTCTGAATTGGCTGTATACCTGTACGTGCTGCGCCTGCAAGTGCTTCGCCGCGCGCAGCTTTTGACATACGCTTGAATTTGGCGATTACTTCACGCTCGCCTTTAATTGTTGCTTTAACTCTCATTGGTTGGTGTTGGATTTACACGTTCGCACACAAGTATCGTTTGTGTCTCAAAATCGTCATGTGCAACCGTAATAATGTCAAATGTACGGCTCTTATCATCGATCAATTGATCGTCTACCGTAATTCGAGGATAAAATCCATACAACAACACATTGTAAGGATTCTGTACAATTGTTTGATCAGGGCGCCGTACCTCTTGTCCACGACCGCCAATACCGATGACAGGCTCAATCAATGCCGGAATATCAATCATTAGTGGATCGATAACGTACGTTGTTGTAGGCTCATTCGATGGATCGTACGTTATTGCAGCGTTTGCAATCGCAACACGCGATCCACTATGCGATCTACTAAGATGCCTCATGAGATCAGGATGTATTAATTCATTTGGCATTATGATCGTTGAAACTGTTTTTCGAGTCGTTCATCCTCGGAGAACGAATCGAAAACGTGCTCTGCCCAATCAAACAATCCCGTTGAGTCTGCGCCTTCGATTGCAGCTTGATCGCGTAACTCTTTCGCCTGTTTCATAAGACTATCCGCAAGCTTGGCACCATCTGTTGACAAGTTGAGCGTTTTCATCACTTTCTGAATTAACGCTTCATTGGTTGCGATCGTTTCCAAACACAACGCACAAGCTTGTTTTACTGTACCTTCCATCACAAGCGCTTCCGCTATCTCTTCATCGTCAAAGAGATAGTTTGACGGATTCTTATCTCGAATACGGAAGCGTACCCGACCAATGTCGGTTGTGATAATGTACGTAAAACTCACTTCGTTTTCTTACCTTGCTGCTCGATTTGTTTCATAACAGCCGCTGCGCGCTTTTGAGCATCGCCAATATCATGCAACACACGATCAACATCTTGCGTCTGTTTCTTGAGTGTTGCTGCAAGATCAACACGCAACGCGCGTACTTCCTTTAGTAACAACAACAACAGTTCATCTGTTACCGTTACTGGATTTGGAATCTTACTTGTCGTCATTACGCTTTCCCACACTTGCTGTGCTGCGCTTTGTAGGTTGTGCGGCGCCAAGTGTGCTTACCTCTTCAATTGGCGCATCCACTACCACAGGGCGCTGTGCCGTTTGCTCTGCTTGCACTTCCTGGAAAATACGTTGACGCTCGGCGTCTTGTCGCACCTTCTCATCAGCAAAAACAATCTCTTCGTCAAGCGTACGTGTCATTCGCTCCAACTCGACACGAATTCGCTGCAAACCATCACGCATCTGTTTAGCGTCCATTATTGTACCTCCACTACGATCCACTACCATTCGATACAACGGCGGCCTTCGGATCGATCAATGTACCACCAATGATGTGAATGATTTTTTGGTGGATTGACATATCCTGAAAGTCACCCATAATCGGGTCAACCGATCCGCCCAAACGTTGCGTATTTGGCGCCTTTTGCCACAATGAAGGCTGCTCATAGCCACTAAGAAACGTTACTTCCATTCCAGGTCGATTTGCGTTCGGATCGGCAAACAGATACCACGTCGTATGACGATTTGCAGATACGTCAACAATCGGTTGATACCAGTTTGTTGCGGGCTTAAACTTACTGATCCACGGTACACCCATGAACACGGCGGTAGCGCTAGTACTTCCCGGTGTTGTCTCTAGCGCATACGCTTTAAGCACTTCCTGTGCTGTTAGTTGTAGCAATGGCGGCACGACCAATACAACCCCATCAATCATGATTGGGTCGCCGCCAGCATCGGTATGTGCGTACATCGTATTTAATGCTGTTTTCAATGCAGCAACAGACAATGCAGGATTACCAGTTACGAGATTGGCATTACCAACACTGAAAAACGTTGCATCAGGACCACCAGCACCCATGTACAGATCGGATGCAAACTTTTCCTCAGTCCTTTGCGCGCCACGCGCCAAAAACGACGGCAACCGCGCAAGAAAATCACCGCGTCGATTAACAAGCATACGCCAATTGTACGCGATTCCTTTTTCGTACACTTCTACTTGTGTAGTGTACGCTGTCTCATCCAAATCATTATCATACTTGACGGTTTCAAGCTCTACTTTCTTGCTTGAAGGATACAGTGGAGACTGCAAACCGTCGAGAGCAATCAATCGCGACGGGCGAAAGTCTACAACTGTACCGCGCTGTGCGTACTGACTCCATGTCGGAGTCGTTGCCGCGTATTGATTAAGCAACCGCGTATCCATCACGTCGCCAAATAGGATCGGAAAGTCTGACGTTGATAACACTTCACGCAGGTGATGATCTGACACATGACCGTGCTTCAATGCGACAAGAAAATCACGACATTCGCGCAGTTTTGACAAATACTTCGCGTTGCGAAACCGCGCCTTCTTTCCAGGCTTTGCACGATTTACATCCGCGTACACCTCACTGAACGATCGTTGTGGTAGATCAATCTCATATACCGCTTCACGATCTACCAACTCATCCAAATCGCCATCTGTATACATAACTACTCCTAAATGTTACTTACGCGCGTATTCTATCCAAGCGGCATACAACCAAATAGCATCCGTTGTGTGTGTGCCGGGAATAAGCGAAATGTTCAAAAAACCCGGATGTTCGCCAAGATCGGCTAGTGCCACAGTTGCGCTATACTCCGCAAGCGCAGCCGCAGCCAACGCAGCCGTAGGTGCGCCACATTCAGTATCTCCCACCCCATCAAACACTTGAATATCAACAGTCACCGTATTATCGGTGTTGGTATCTTTTCCAAGCATCAAATGAACAGTTAGATCAACCGCGCCGTCCATATCGGGTGGTTTAGGCACAGGTGGAAATTGACACTCAATTGATGACGATGAAGCCCAAATAACACGCAATGCCTTGTCAGTTGCACTATTTACACGTTGCAAACTTGGCGCGGTGTTACCGTCAAGCAACATCCCCTCACTGGTGTTACCGATAACATTGGCCGCAATAATTCGCAACGATGCAATATCAAGTGGAATAAAACCCGTTGCCATCGTATCGGTAACTTTAGCCGCTGTGATTTGATCATCGGCAACTTTAACAGTCGTTACTGCATCAGTTGCGAGATTGGTTGCACCAACCGTACCACTGCCAAGTGTACCGGCACCTGGCGATGGAATGTGCATGACACGAATGGTGGTTGTTGCACTACTTGATACAATCTCACTTGCAACACCAAAGAAGTAACCACTCGACTTTTTCGACAAGTGCGGTGTATCGCCGTCAACGTAGAAAATACTATCGCCAACCGCAACAGCACTATTTCCACTATCGTTGATGCCCTTCACACTCAACAACCATTCACGCGGTCCAAAATCAACCGTAGTCATTGTTGCTGAGTTACCACCACCACCTTCATCTGTCAATGCAACACCTGTTAGTGACCCATAACGCACAGGATCGCCACTCACAGGTGTGGTTGGGTTTGTCACGACCACAGGAACGCGATAAATATCATCGCGCGTCATGTTCTTTGCCATGATGACTCCTTAATCAAGAGCCTTCAAGCTCTCATTAAACGCTGCAAATTCCTTGTCCGCATCAAAATCTTTGTCAACTGATGTGCTTGACTCACCAAATCCCTTGACATGCCCAACACCGCCAACACTTGTGAGGTATTCCATCTCTTCTTTCACTGCTGCATCAATTGCGGTATTAAATGCAGCAAGATCAATCGTACTACTCTCAGTTAACGGTACATTGATCACAAGCGATTCGAGTAGGCGTATCTTCGTTCGATCATGCAACTTTACACTACGCAACTTGTTCGATGCGTAGTCGCGCGCATCTCGTGTGATCAATCCCTCTTGCAGCCGGGCAAGCTGTTGAGTTAGCTTACCGATCGCATCGTCGGCTACTTTCGTTGGTTCATCAGCCATAATCACCACATCCTTTACGTTATACCCACTTTCGCGGAACGCTTCAAACAACTCAAGTACTTGTCCACCTGCACCAGGGATTGTTACATAATCAACACTTTTCGCACTTGTAATTGATTGAATGATCGGCCCTTGCCGCCCATCAGCTTCACCTAATTTTGATCTACCGCTTGCGCGGATCGATGTGCCAATGTTTTTTCCAAAATCATTTAAGAACGTATTGAACGTTTCCTGCACACGCGCGGGCGCGTACAATCCAGGTCCATTACCTTTGTAATCATCATACCACTTCGCATCTTCTTGTAACACAGATGCAAGCTTGTTAATCGATCCCTCTGGTTTGTCGCGTTCTTCTACTGCCGTAGGATGATCGATATAGTTGTGCAAACCCTGCTTAAACACAGTAGGGCCATCTCGCTGCAATACCGCAGCCGGATAATAACCACTGCTACCCCAGCCCGGCGCAATTAGTTTCAGCATGCGTGTTTTCGCTTCACGTAGATCGGTATCACTTTCGACCAGTTGAATGTATTCGTCATTCAATTCGATTGTTTGCGCTTCACTTGCGATTGTTTCGTTAGCTGGTTCAACATACGTTACCTTACGTACCACTTCTACGGGCGTTCCAAATGTTACTCCGCCGCTATCATCTACAGTGTAGCTAACACGAAAATATCCGCCGCTATAGTCTGCGCTAAAAACCACTTCATCATCATATACATCTACAACGTAAGGGTAGTTATACGATGTATTCTTGAATTGCTTACGTAATGCCGCTGTGAGCAACATTCGTACATCGTCATTTGAAAAACCAGCAGCTTCGCTCATTGCAGAACATTGCGCGCCAAGATCAACAACGGTGTCGTGCATTGCTTGGATGCGCTTTGTGTCCACAGTACTATTACGCTTTCCTATTTCGAGGAGTTTCTGTAACATTCCCATCAAACACCTGCAAATATATCAATCAACCCATTAACGATCGTCTGTAACTCCGCATCGGTTACAGTACCAGCTATTACTTTCGCATCTGATGCGATCGGCCATATAATCTGATTGGTCGCAACATCTGGATTAACTAACGCATTCTTAGCCCATTCGACACGCTTCACCTTGTTTGCTGTATTTGGTTCGCCTAGTACATTAAACGCCGCTTTGGTTACGGCTACCATTACACGCGCGCGTAATGTACTTTCTATGAAAATACTTCTGTAAATATCCAAATAGCTCATTTTGTTTTTCTTCGATACATTGCTACACAACGGCAGCCAACGTGATCTAATGGTCGCATCGCTCCACTTGGAAATGGATCATTTACATCAATCCAACCAGCAGCTTCATTTGATGTGCAGTGTTCATCCACTTTGTCATCTTTACGAGTTAACCACGATTTTTCAATTTGCACACCTTGCGCGGCGAGTTCCTGCGCAACGATCAAATTACCTTTCTGATATGCACTTCCTATTTCGTGAACTGCAATTCGTTTTGATCGCTTTGTACTAAATTCGCCAAACGTTTTATGAATTGTTGTTGCTAATCGCGAATACGCCCAACCACTACTCGTAGAACGTGCTAACAACACTCGTAATCGATCGCGCGTTGTCTTATCAATCGCTGTTACAAAATCAGCACCGTAATTCTCCAGATATGTAACCGCACGCGGATTCTCTAAGCTAAACACACTTGCTTCAAACTCAAATTGCTTTAACAATTCTTCGGCACCAATTTTGACAGCTTGCGTAACAATGCGTTGTATAAATTGCGCTGCATTATCATCGATTGTTGTGATCTCTAGCAACGATTTAATGTCATTTTGGGTTAAATTAGGTTGAGTTTGCAAGTACATCTTTAGTTGTTTCGTAAACGCAATACCTTGCTTTGCGAACAATCGCGCTAATTTGTTTTGAAGCTGTGTACGTATTTTAGCAGTAGCTTTTTGCTGTTTTAATCGTTCGCCCGCTTCCTGAATCAGAACGAACATCGATGCGGCTGTTGCTCTATCCATGGACGTTTAGGGCTTCTAACAACTTGTGAGCAACATTCACGAGTGTAGCGTTTTCTTGTGTCTCGGCATCTTCGGGAAATAAACGTTCTACGAGTTGATCTACATCATCAGTGCCAAGAGCATTTAATAACATCGTTGTAACCGTTTTCAAGTCAAGTGTTACTGGCTGCTTACCGTCAAGTGTTGCAACGCTAATGATTGCAGCTACGTGATCTTTAATTGAAATGCTAATAATCTCAGGAAAATCAACATTGATTAACGTATCAATACTTTCTGCAAATTGTACAATTTCTTCTTCATACTCATTCGTAACCACAGTAGCGAGACCGGCTAACAGACCATTCACCGCGCGTACAGACTGCTCAACAACATACCAAACGATTTGTTTCAATACTGATTGCCACAACTCTTGGCGATTACTAAACTTTAATTCAGTTGGGCGATCTAAGCTTTCAGCCGTTGCAAGCGTCCCCACTGATACATCGCCGTAAAACGTTTCTGGCAAACCTTGTCCAGCAGCCGCCATTAGTGCTAATCTTCGGCCTTCTTCGGCCTTTGTAGTTGCGCCAGCGGTCTTTACAACGTCTAGTACAATCTTATCGCTCTCACTAATAAATGTACTACCCGCTGTTGCTGGGGGGTTTGATTCAGCATTACCGATGTTTACTGTTGTGTTTAATCGTGCTTTAACCGCCGAAACAGCCTGTGATCCTCCTTTTACTTTAATGTTTGTAGCAAAGCGCGCGTATGCTTGCATAAGCGTAGCCCAATTGGTGAGAAAATCTTTGTAAGCACGCGCCCAATCATTTGCAGAGTAAAACTCGTTGATCCCAAACTTCCAATCACTAAAACCACCCGTCTTAACGTGAAACACCGTAGCATCTGCAATCGGCACATTTTCAATTGTTGTGCGTGTATCGCCATGAAAACGCCAATCACGATAGTATGCTTTCTTGCTTTCTGTTTTGTACGTTCCACTCTCAGGATCAAACGTTTTCTGTGTCCAGACACGTTTGTAGTACCACGGTTGCTTTTTATCATCTGGATTACAGATTACATCGTCAATCTCCTGAAACGGTATCGAGCGCACCCGTACATGACCTGTCAACGGATGAATAAAGAAACACAGGAAGATATTTCCATCGCACTGTAATTCCCGATCTTTTTGGATCATTGCTTGGTGTGATGTTAACTCAGCCTGGTTTTGTGTATCCGCAAGAAATGCTTGCACAACTGTATTGATCTCTTCATCCGCCGCATTAACACTGATACCACGACCGAACGTATAATTGCTTGAAACATTAACACCTTGTCCAATCAATGGGTTTTTCAGGAAGTACACACGCGCCATACTCGCAATAGCTTTTAATCCTATTAAACTAAACTCACCTGTTTCGGTAAGATCGCCTAAACGCATCCAACCTTCATTATCGAGCCGTTGTTCCAGTGAAGCAAGACGTTCCAGTAATGTTGTCATCACTAGATCATCAGTCGATACATATTCAGTTGATATGCTATCGTTCGTAACCATATTGATTATTCATACCATCTAATGCTATTTGCAGCCCGACTACAACTGTTGCCATCTTCTCTAATTCAGTGTGCGATACTTTAGCCCGCTCTAACTCAGTTAACATTTCACTACTACGCCGCAACAAATCAACTAACTCTCGTTTCAACTGTTCTAACTTCTCGTCCATTACTTCCCAACCAGCTTGTGTTAATATCCGTTCGCAGCGTTTACATGTGTATAGTACGTTTTCGCCGTGTTGCATCTTGATCGGAGTATATCTGATTACATCTCCGCAGCTTTCGCATTTAACTAACAATACCCTTTGCACGAGCTATCTCGACTATTTGATTAGCATTTTCCACCAAACAATTCGCGCACACATTAATCTGTTCACGATTTGATTTTCGTACTGCAATAACTAATCCTGTTTCCACATTGTCAAGTGTAACGCCACAAAATTCGCAATACTCAACATCTGCCCCATCCAAATCCTTTAATGCAGCTTTTAGTCGCCTAAACTCAGCCAAGCCACTATCATTCGTATTCTTAACCTTAAGATACGCGCGTACCGCTGTAACCACAGCGTGTAGCTTCTCTAAATTGTGATACTTATCAGGAAGCATAATTATACATCTATAACAATATTATCTTGATTCATTTGCGGCCAATTTATTTGTAGTAAACGCTCATCACCTAATTGTTCTATATACACTGTAACCGCATCATCGAATGGTATATCTAACACAATACGCCGCACTTTATGATCTAATGACAATGCGGGTATAAGTAGCTCCAATAATGCTGCACCGCTAATTATTTTCTCTGGTGTATTCATAATACCTCAATACTCACTAATCGTATAGTACTCTTCATTTTCGAGTACGTATGTTGTTTCCTGTGACTCTAATTCGCTCCCAATCTCATCAAACCAGCATATAGCATACCGCATAGTATCCATACCGTGATCATCGATCATACGAGGTACTTCTTGAATTGGTTTGCCGTCTTTTGTTTTCTCCCATTCGTACCCGCCAATTTCATCAAGCGTACACGTCGGTAATTTACTCTCAATTAACATAGGATCGGCAGCAACCAACGCATCCTCTACAAGCATCAATTTGGCGCGTCCAGTATTTTGATCAACCTTTAATCTTGACTGTACCGCTTGAATACCTAATTTAATCCGCTTAAATGCAGCGATGTTGAAAATACCATATTTACTGAGTGTAGCGCGATCCTCTGCATCATGATCACAGATGGTTACAACAATTCGCTCACGTTCGTTACGTTCTGTAATTCCATTGTCTTTCATCCACGCAATCACAGCGGGGTGATCGTATTCTCCACTTAGATGTTTAATTTGCGGCGCCAAATCTTCGACAAGCTGTCCAGTAATGTAAATCTCACGATACATTACTATTTCGTTGTTACCCGGATCGCGTGCCCACCATTGACATACGAATGGTGCTTTATAGCCAAAATCGATTACTCTGATTTTTTCCCAATGGTGTGGTATTTGCCCACCTGGAAACACAGAACGGCTGATAACATGGACTTCTTCGCGAAACTCTTCATAGATCGCACCTTCCGCAGCCGCCCATATTCCCAATCGAAACCGTTTGTAACGTACACCGCTTAGTTGAGAAAGCGTACCAAACACATAATCTAATCCGAGTTTTGTCCATTCCTGTGTTGCTTGGTTGTAAAACTTTGGGTTATCTTCGTGTCGGCTTTCATAATATTTTGTTCGGCCACTCTCAACACGTAATTTTAGCGGATGCTTCGGATGATCAGGATTACAGTCTAATAAAAGCTGATGAAACCCAACCGCATCATTTGACAACCGCGTTATCAGATATTCAATATCATCAATCGTCGCTTCTGTTGCTTCCTGGAAAAAGATAATGTCAAACTCAGTTGAGAGTATCTTTGTTTTCTTATCCATCCCATCGATAACAATTTCTGCGCCATTAGGATAGATGTAACTTTCTCGATACCTTCTGCGTGGCCCATTGATCACAAGGGGGTGAGACGGCCCTAATACCTGTTGCTCAAATGTCTGTAAAGCACTCTCCGAAAGACTAGCGCGTGTTTTTCGTACAATCAATCCACGAAAACGTGGATACTTCGTAGCAAACTGATGTAATTTCACTAACCAAGCAAATGATTTTCCAGTTCTCGTAGGGCCACAAAGCAAAATCTCTTTCGATTGATCGGTCAACACAGCAAGGTTGTTACCGTATAATACAAATCGCTGTGATTTACGCTGATCTGCTACACGTTGCAACGCAACCTGCGCCGCCTCACGCGCCATCGCTTCTAATGCTTGCTGTGATATCGGTAGCATCTAACTCTATCACTTCATCATTTGCGGCCAACAATCTTTGTTCGGCTTGCGCTACGAGTTGATTAAACAATTCTTGCGGATCAAATCCGGCGGCTTCCAACTCAGCGCGCCAATTAACATGCACATTCACAACCGGGCGAAACTTTTCGGGCCGATTAGCGGCTAAAAGAGTATTAAGTAATCCATCACTATATTTACGGGTGATTTTGCGGCCTACTTCTTTTCCGTAGTACATTATTGGTTCTTCGCAAACAATTACACCTTCTACCGCACGCGTCCAAGCTGCATCTTCTAATTTGTCACCCGCAACGTCGATTGCTTCCTGCCAACGCTCCGCAATGAATCTATCGGTGTTTTTATAGCGATACGCCGTCATTCGACTAATTTTGCCAGCTTCACATGCTGCACTCACATTCCCACTCAATGCAAGCGCTTTGAAAAAGTTACGCCACTGTTCAGGTGTAATTGCATCTGCCATTTAATTCGCTAAATCCTGCAAAATACGTACAATTGCGGGTAGCTGGGGAATTGTTAACAACACGCCTAAACCGCTCAAAATACCAGCAGCCCAACGTACAGTTGTTTTAATTCCCAGAATCTGATTCTGGATTGCTTCACGTTGATCAAGCAATGCTTTCAATGTTGCCGAAACTTCTCGAAACTCACGACGTAGGCCGACAATGCCTAATGAATCATTCCCTAATACCACATTTTTTACTTCACCAACAGTTGTGTTAATACTCCCAATGTCCCGATCAATTAACGATACTTTCGATTGGATGTTAAGCAACTGTTGCACATGTGGGGCTAATTGCGACGTTAATTCCCGTTGCACAGCATCGTGTACGTAATAGCGTAGTAATTGCTGTTGCGGTGTTGACCCCGTAAACTCATTTGTATCGTCATGTACTGTCATATTCCACATTTATGTTGATTTGGTTACGTTACCTTCAATTGCCCCAATGATCCGCGCCTCAGTTGCATCTGCATGACTTTGCGCCGTTGCTTTCGCAGCCGATGACGCTTCAAGGTGTGCGAGCTTCGTTTTCACAGCTTCCAATTGACTAACAAGTAGATCATGTTGTGAGTTAACAAGTAGGTGTGTTTTTTCGGTTGTTACAGTGTTCCTTTGCAGTTGATCTGCCTGTATCTCTAACCGTACTGCATTAGTTTGCGAGATAGCTGCTGCTGCTTCAATTTTGCTATCAGTTTCGCCTAGTTTATAAAACACACCACTCGCCGTTGCGATTCCGGCAAGTATCAGCGGAAGTTGTGTTGCCATTTGATCGGGTGTTATAAACGCTAACACAGCAATCAACACAAAGCCAGCTATAACGACTGTTGTGATATATCGACCTGCTCTCATACGTAATCAAACCCTAGTGCTTTAGCAAGAATAAAACGCTGATACTGTTCGACAAGCGTACACGCTAATTCATGTGGCACACTATTCTTAATTAACGCAGTATAATACATTCCCATTCCACTTGCCATCTTATCAACATCTTGCGCCAATTCAGCTTGCTGATGCGCTGTGTATTGTTTAATCTGCTCACCAATATTGCCTAGATCGTCGCTCATTTCTTAACTCCAATATCAGCGGCATACACAATTTCAGTTTTGCCTTCCTTATACAAAACAACGCCGTGCTGAAATACTTGCACGACGTAATCGCCTGGATACACTTCAGTTGACCGCGCTTCACCTAACCTCTTCGCCACTTTCAGCCATGCTTGTGGAATACCCCATTGTTTTTGTGGTTCGTACAGTGGTACTTCTGTGCCCCATAATGCCCATTTGTCACCATCGTTAATCACAGGGGGGGTAGGCGCAACCGGTGGGTCCCTATCTACGAATTCCATTTTAAGCCTCGCTTTCCATTGATCCCACGGGAAACCTAAAGGATCGGTCTTTCCACGATACAACGCAAAATCACGGTGTCGAATGAAGTTTGACAAATCAATTCGATGTTGCCGCTGTTTCATCACAGCAAGCCAGGTTAGCGCATCGATCTGTGCTTTGGTGTACGGGTCCTTACCATCGTTTTTGTTAACAAGCTCCACACCAATCGACACTGCATTAAGATTTGTCCAGTGTCTCCACACACCTTCACCCGCGTGCCATGCTACCCGGTTGTCTGCTACCAACTGATAGATCAGTCCAGACTTGTCTATGACGTAGTGTGTAGACACAGCCTGTAGGGGGTCTAGCAGCCCCGTACGCGGGTTAATCGGGCGTGGGTTGCAGAGATGCCTCAATGAGCTGAGTTTGCCGCCTACAGTGGCGTGTAGCACGAACACAGCGGGGGGGAATACATCTCGTGTGGAGTGGTTTGGGGAAACCCATGTCGTAGCATCGATGGTAGGCATTGAACAACTCCGCCGGCAGCGATGATCGGCAGTGGTCTAGTGGCGCGCCTACAGTGTAATGGAGGTAGAGGACTGCCGATCGCTCCCATTATCCCACTAACTTAACCGTAATACAATCGCGTGCAGGGTGTCTCCCCTTTTGGCGAAACTTTTTTCTACGACCGCGTTCGACCTGTGCAGGGCTTTTTCATGACCTTTACATGTCACCGATGCGGTTAATTTATTTTTACCTGATCGTTCACTTTTCAATTACATGAAAAAGCTCGGCACAGGTTGCACATAATAGACATAACTAGAGATTTTTAGGGGTTTTTACTCGAAAGAGTGTTCGCGGTCACTGACAGCTACCCCCTACCTAGCGTATACTAGCCCTACCTAGTGACTGCTAGGTAGAGCCTAGAAGGAGCGTTTTTTAATGTATTTCACAACATTAACCTACCCAACAGAAGCATCGATCATAAACATACACACTACGCCAGCATTAGAAGTTTGGTATCCGACATACCCCCAAATGGCACTCAGATATACTTTATACACATTTTACGATCGAGAAGGTAATATTTTCTACACTGGCAAGACATACAAAGGGCGTGAACGGTTTCGCTGGCATCTTCGCAATACATTCAAACAACATAAAGCATTAGATAAGTTGTGGCTCGATGCGTGTTCTATTTACTTAGAGCCGAAACCTGCACCAGATGATTGGGATAATTACACACCAGAACACTATGAAGCTATACTAATTCGCCGTTTTCGTCCGATGTATAATCGCAACATCAAAATAACATACCTGCGATCAATGAAAGAGAAATACGGCTAGACCCCCTCTCACCGTTCTACACGCTTACGGCTCTTACCACCATACAAGCTTTTGGTGGTGTAACAGGCGACTGCTAATCCAGGTGTAACAACAGAGGAGCGAGCGATGCACAACCCCTCCCTGTGCTCCTCACAGATGACCCATAGAAACCCGTAGAAAACTGCAATCCACGCTGGACAAATGCGACAGACTAGTATACAATACGACAGACGGGTACACACGACGACAAACGGTCGTTCAGCTAGTGAAAGGAATTGAGATGACTCGCTAGAACATAAAACAGCATGTGGTGGCCTGCCTGAGTGTGTTTAGGCAGGCCACGGATTATTAAGAAGGGGGGTAACTAAATGAAAATTGGCATGTATGACCATATTAACTATGAAACTCACAACGGAAAAGATATTGTTTGGCGTGTAAAGCACGTTGGCTATCATCATGCGTATACATGGCAACATCGTTTTGCATATGTTATGCGGCACACGTTTATTGCGTATCGTTATTATTGAGTGGTGATAGATTATGCGTATTGAAACACTCCACAACGATCGAATTAAACTCATTCACGGTGATTGTTTAGATGTAATGCGTTACATTAAACCAAACTCAATCGACATGGTATTTGCAGATTTACCATATGGTATAACACAATGTAAGTGGGATACGGCTATACCGTTAGATATATTGTGGCAGTTACTTAAAGGTATAAGCAAACAAACTACACAATTCTTATTTACTGCTAGTCAACCATTTACTACTATTATGGTACAATCAAATTTGCAAGAATTCAAATATGAATGGATTTGGCAAAAAAATGCTGGTAGTAATTTTGGTGCAACTAGATTTCAACCAATGAAAGAACATGAGAGTGTTCTAGTGTTTTATGATAGATTCGGAACATACAACCCAATTATGCAAAAACGTGCAGAAGCAGGCTTACAAGCTATTAAACGACCTATTAGAGCGCATACAATTACTAGTGGAATTTACGGTTTACCTAACAATACCATAGCAATATTAAGAGATGTATTACGTGTACCATCCTCAGTACAATTATTTAAGCGTCAACGTGGACTACATCCTACACAAAAACCACTTGAACTTCTGAAATACCTAATCAAAACATACACAAACGAAAATGATGTGGTACTTGATCCTGTGTTCGGTTCAGGAACAACAGTCGAAGCCTGCATCAAACTAAATCGCAAATGTATCGCAATTGAGAAAGACGATCAATACTTTGAAATTGGTTTAGCGCGTGCTAAAAGAGCGATCAATGAATTGGGGGTGACGTAGTGATTGAATTAAACGAAACAAATGATTATCTAACAATTCTTGAAGCGGCGCAGATATTGCGTGTGCATCGCCGCACAATTGAACGTATGATTGCAAATGAGCGGTTACGCAACGTAATCAAGATTGGTAATCGTCTACGCATCCCCCGAAGCGCGATCACGCAGTATCAGCAAGATCAACGCATAAATTGAGGTAACAATGACGACTCAACAGCGCACAAATATGCGCGATCTTTCTGTTTTCCTCGAAACGTTATACCAGCACGTACCAGAAGATACCTACATTGGCTTAACAACAATCAAAAAAGCAACAAAGCGGGTTGAAAATTACACATACAAAGCTACTGAACTGGCGCGTGTTGCGCATAATGTTGAAACACGTACAGATAAATACAACATTTTCGTGCGTGTTCCACCGCTCAAATCACGCCCACAATCAGGCTTACGTGGTACTGCCGATCAGTCGGTTGGTAGCGCTGTCTTATGGCAAGATATAGACACACTCGACAAACAAGAAACGATCAGAATCCTAGAAGCACTTGAACAACCACCTACAACAACAATTGATAGTGGTAATGGTATCCATGCGTATTGGTCGTTACAAACATTTGAAACTGATCTCGACAAAATAGAATCGAAAAATTGCGGATTGATGCAACAAATTAATCAACTTGCCGGCAACACCAATGCTGATAGTGTATTCGATTTAGCGCGTGTCATGCGTGTACCTGGCTCTTGGAACGTCAAGAATGGCGCTCCAAAATTGGTTAGTATCCTATCGCATCACCCCGAACGTGTTTATCGTATTGATCAATTCCCAACAGGTGTTGTCAATCATTCTATTAGTGCGATCGAAACATGGGATACAGAAGAACTACCACTCGATTTTATCGATCGGTTGCACGATCTAGATAAAAAACTAGCGGCGCGTATCCTTACCGAAAGTGGGGCTAGAAAAGCCGCCGCGCACTCAAAACCAGATGGTAGTGTCGATAGCTCTAGAAATGATGCGTACATTGCAACACGATTATTCGCGATGGGATACTCTGCTGGTGTGATCCTTTCTGTGCTTTCGCACGATGAATGGTTTAGCGGTAAGCGCTATCAAACAACACTTAGATTTGATTACGTTGCACGAACGGTTCAGAATGCGTGGGAACATTACCAACAATCACCCGATCGGTTTTTTCGCGGACGTTCGTTCCAACCGGATGCAGTAGCAGCAACAATCGACGGCGATCACCCATTCATTTACACTGCGTCGAATTTATGGCTCTATCGTGATGGAGTGTTTCATGAAGATGGCGAAGAAGTTGTCAAGAAAGCAGTCATCAAGCAATTAGGATCAAAGTGGTCTAGTTATCTCCAGGGGGAAACACTCCAGTGGCTACAAGCGCAGTACACTACACCAATTGAGCAAATCAATCAACACGGCGGCTTGATCAATTGTCAAAATGGTATGCTTGACATTGCGTCTCGACAGATCAAACCACATGATGAATCCTATCGTTCGCTTGCGCAAATACCTGTAACTTACAACGAAAATGCAGATACAACTGCGATTGATGCGTTTGTGAGTCAGTTGTTACCAGCAGATGCGCTCCCTGTGTTTTGGGAGTTTGTCGGTAGTGCGTTCATAACCAATCATTATTGGCCAAAAAAGTTTGCTTTAGTGTTAGGGCCGCGTGATACTGGTAAATCGAAACTGATTGAACTGTTGTTGCGATTTTATGGTCGATTGAATTGCGAAACGATTGATTTTCAGACGCTAGCCGATCAACGTTTCGCCAAGATCAATCTTTTCGGCAAAATGGCAAACATTTGCGACGATTTGAGCGAAAATGAAGCGCAAAACACAGGCAACATCAAAACGTATACAGGAGACGGTTACATCTCAGCAGAGCGTAAATACGGTGATTTTGTGAGTTTCAAAAACACTGCTCGGCTGTTCTTTGCTGCAAATCATCATGTACCTGTACGTAATCCAGACGATGCGTATTTCTCCAGAGTACTGGTGTTTCCTTGCTTAAATCAATTTTCAGGCTCGGCAGCCGATCACAAAATCGTTGACAAACTCAGCACACCTGAAAACCTATCAGCGATGTTGTTGCGAGCGTTACAAGGTTTACGGCGGCTACTTTCACAAAATCAGTTAAGCGCATCTCCAACAATGGAAGCTGCGTTAAATGAGTATCGATTTGGTGCCGATACTGTTTTAGGTTTTTTTCAGGCTTCCACAGAAATGAGCGCCGAAGGGCGTATGCTTAAAGACGGTTTGTATCAGCACTACAAGAATTGGTGTACCGCTGGCAGTCGAAGGTACTTTAGCTCAGACAAATTCTTTAAGCGTATTACAGAATATTCTGTGTTACTTAACATCACTGAAACATACGCAACAATCGACGGCGAGCGTAAACACTGCTTCATTGGGCGTAAGCTGTTGAAAGAAGTAACCACCCCTGTGTTTGTGTTCTCTCGTAATTGAGGTAATTATGGCTAGTCCCTTAACAGTTTCGCGCAACGAATATAGACTAAATCCAAAGCGATCTGATATAGCTACGCCACTACCAGTAGCACAGTTCATTGCAGATTTGTTTCCAAATGTACGAACGGTGTTTGATCCGTGTTTTGGTACTGGTGCGTTACTACAACCGTTTAAAGCACGTGGTTGCCGCACAATTGGGTTTGAGATTGCGCAGGGAGCGGATTTTTTACGTTATAACAAACCAATTGATTGTGATTTAGTTGTGTGTAATCCCCCGTTTAACTTGGGTGTAGGTAAACAATTAGGTAGTGAAGTGTTTCTATATCATATTCAAGCCTTATGTGGTAATAAGCCTACCGTGTTGTTTACTCCTATGGGATTCCGATTAAACCAACGTAAAACTAGTAAACGCTGGCGTATTATACGTGATACATTCAATATTACAAGTATTATCACGTTACCGTTAGATATATTCGACAATGTGTTGTTTCATTGTGAAATTTTAATTTTTAATGCGTCAGATTTACAACCACATTATTTTCTACCTGATGGTGTTCTCTCGTAATTAGGAGGTACTATGATGTTAAACTATGCTGGCATGACAGATGATTGTGTGCTAGAAGTTACTAATCAAACTGTCCGCGAAAATGATGTAATTGGGCGTGAATATATCTTAACACTTGTATGTACGCACTGTGATCGTAAACCGTTTGAATTACTGCTACTTGATTCGCCGTGTGAAGTGTGTAACGGCAAAGGCGGTACTATCACTGACGAAATGCAAGGCGAACCGCCAATGACGGGCTATGTGGAGTTTTTCGAGGCTTGCGAATGTTTGTGTGATGGTAAGTGTCCAGGTTGCGGTAATGCCGGTATAACAAAGCCGATCGATGATGCAACTATCGAAAACATTGATGATTTTGTATGCGAGGTATGCGGTTGGTCGTTCGTTCGTGAACGGTTTTACGACGATGAACTGGATTATTATGAGGGCGATTATCACAAACTAGACGATTACGAAGATCAAGGTGGTGAGGATTACAATTTCACTGTATACAGCTATTAGGAGGCAACCATGATCGAAGAAACAGAACAAACAACCGAAACCGAAACCGAAACCGAAACCGAAATTACATTCGAGTTAAACATTGGAGCAATCATTTTGTTAACGCTTGCATTTGCGTTAATGGGCTTTATTTTGTTTGCGAGTTATTAGAAGGGTTAGTATGCTTACTGTAACACCAATCAATCAAATCGATTATGATCTTGATTTTCTGCCAACACCAGAACCGTTAGTGCGGGCGATTGTATATCATTCCCTATTCTACTCGCAAGATCATAACCAACTAATACGTTTCCTTAAACTTAACGAGTCACCACAACGTATACTTGATCCAGGCTGCGCAGATGGCGTGTTTGGGCGTGTTTTACGCACCGTATTTAATACTGCACAAATCTATGGTGTTGAGTTACGCGACGTTGAACTACCTGACGGGTATGATCGTTTAATCAACGCAGACTACCGTAAAATCAAATTTAGTCAACCATTCGATTTAATCATCGGGAATCCGCCATTCAGGCAAATAGAGCAATTCATCCTCAGATCGCAGGATAACTTGCGTGATGGTGGTTATCTGGTGTTTCTGCTGCGCCTTGCTGTGCTCGCTGGCAAAGCACGTTATGAGCACATTTATAACCACTGGAAACCAAAGCACATCGATGTATGTGTCCAGCGGCCTAGCTTTACTGGCAACGGCAAAACAGACATTAAAACAGAGTATGCTGTTTTCACCTGGCAAAAGGGCTATACCGGCCCAACAACATTGGATTGGTTGAATTGGAGATAATACGTGCAAATTGTAAAACTCCATAACGATCGTATTGTATTAGTTTGTGGTGATTGTCAAGATGTGTTAAAACGCTTAAAATCAGAGAGTGCTGATTTAATCATCGGTGATCCTCCGTATCGTGGCGTAGTGAAAGCTGATTGGGATCATCAGTGGGAAACTCAAAATGATTACCTTGAATGGTCGCAACGATGGTTACTGCAATCAAAACGGGTATTAAAGCAGAGTGGATCGCTGTACTTGTGGGGAGGTATAGGAGAGCGATCTGATACGATTGTACACTTGTATTTGTTAGTTAAACAGATGCTTTACTTTAAAGATTGGATTACCTGGAGTAAATCACGCGGGATGGGAACGCGGCGTGGTTGGTGTTACACCAGAGAGGAACTATTGTGGTTTGTCAAGGATAACTCCCAATTCATCTGGAATAAAGAGCATCAATACAGCGCGGAACGCCGCAAACGTGATAGGGGTATGCCGTCTGGTGAGATTCGTGTAAGTCAAAATGGATATAAGGCATTATCTGAATTTAAGCGATTAACAAATGTGTGGAATGATATAAGCGAGAATACGCTTGACGTGATCAATCGACCTGAACACTGCACACCTAAACCTCCACTAGCGATTGAACGTATTATCCAAGCGCATACCACATCCGATCAAGCTGTGGTTGTTGATCCATTCATGGGAAGCGGCACTACTGGCGAAGCGTGTGTCAAGCTTGATCGGAAGTTTATAGGTATCGAACGCGATTCGCACCATTTTACGTATGCTGTCCGGCGTATCGAAAACGCGATTACAGCACAGTTGAAAATCACATCAAAATCTTAACTAAATCTTTACGATTGCAGTATTGACTCCGTGTTTTGGGTATGGTATATTGGCTTCAACAAATCGATACGGCGCGGTAACTAGGATCGGTTCTCACATTAGATGAGAAAAACTGAGCGCCAGTTGAAAAAGTGTCAAACGACCTCGCTTGTATCGATTTGCAAACTATCAATTTTTATTTGAAAGGGAACTGATCAATGGCACGCGAAAAGACCAATGGCACAGTTGAGCTGCCTAAGCTGTTGACGCTCAAGAAAGCTCATGCGTATCTCGGATCGCAGGGACTTGAGTTTTCCACGCAACAGGTTCGCAACCTGGCGCGGACGAACGATCTTATCAAGGCCGGTGTGCAGGATTACACCGATCCGGTGACTGAGGAAACCACCAAGGTTATCGATCAATCAGCGCTGGACAACTACATCGTTTGGCGCCGCGAAAATCCCGATGCAGTGCGCAGTGGCCGCAAGTCTGATCCGAACGCGGCGCGCAAGTACTCGGCTGCGTACACGCCCGATCAGCTTGAAACGATCAATGCTTGGCTCAATGCGGCCAATTACCCCATTTTGGAGCAGCCGACTCGCAAGCCGCGCGATCCGAACGCGCCCAAGCGGACTCGTAAGTCGAAGAACGTTGACGCAAGCAATGAACCGGTTCAGATGGAGCTTGCGGAAGTTAGCGAGTTGGAACTAATCGAAGTGTAGTTGGTTGCTGGTGCGCCAGTGTGAAACGGTAGGCGGTAAATGGAGCAATTATTACCAGCCAGCAAATGAATCGTAGCAATTGCGAAACTACTAGCTAATTGTTTCGACAAGCGGTGATGTAGGTAGGTGCTACGTGGAGTCAGTAATTACAGCGCTGTGATCTTGTATGCTACGGCATTATAGGGAGCGATGATCAATAATTATTGGCGAAAACGGTATAAAAAGCAACCGTCATGCTGTGGATTTGCTGCACAGCAACCATATTGTTAGACTTGTTGAGGGATCACACAGGATTGTGCGATTATTGTAGCGGTCAATGTGTAAGCGGTTTACTGCGCTACATAGATCGTTAATAGCACGTAAAATCGCCGCTGTGTGCTGCAAGAATACGGTACCCCAAAAAAAAAACTAGCAAATCGCGTCAACTAAGACCGGGATGCACAATTTGCTTGCTTACCTGTGCAACACCGTGAAGAAAAGTATCGTACGTTATAGGTTTCACCGCGATACTTGCGCGATTGCTTGTAGGGGGTGTGTTGAAAATGCACTCCCTACAGAATCTCCTCAGTTGTAAGTTACAACACGTCTAATACTTATTACTACTCATTCGTGACGTGAAAACCACATCAGTACACTATTCATTGAATTAGTCATTTGTGCTGAGTTTCTAAGGATGATATGTCAAAAGCATTGCAGACTGCATCGCAACCGAAAATGAATAAGCCGCGTAAGTGTCGTTGTGGTACGTTAACGTATGCGGTGTATGGCGAGCGGCGTGTACCAATTTGTGCGAATTGTTTTGAGCGGAGACTTAAAAATGGGTTTGATTTTAGCGTTTGATCCTGGAGGTACTACTGGTGTATGTATCATTCGCCGCGAATTAGACGCAAAAACATTTGCAATTGTAGAAGCACTCGAAATTAAATGGAAAGATCGCTTTGATGTGTTCCCACTCATAACCGGATACACTGCAAACCAAATCGAAGCGATCGTAATAGAAGAGTTTCGATTGTTCAATAACTTGGCTTTGATGCAATCACAGATCAATAGTGACTTTCCCTCGGTGCGGATCATCGGTTTTATAGAGTTAACGTGTTCAATCATGCACATAACCGATCGCATCCACTTTCAAAAACCGGGTTTGCGTTTGCAGACAAGTATTTCCCCCGAACACAAGAAACAGCTTCACAGTGTACACGTAGTGGCGGCGTATCTTCATGCTAAATATTATGTATTAACGCATCGATCAACAGGAGTATAAGCCATGTCATCAGTATACACCATCGATCAAGTATTGCAAAAGATTGCAAAGCTCCAACGACTTGCTAATGATGCTGGCGCAACTAAAGCCGAAGCTGAATTGGCTGCAAGTAAGCTTCAAGAGTTACTAGATAAATACAACCTATCAATCGAACAAATCGCACCTATTAGTGAGAAAACATCTGACGATGTTATATTTGATTGGTTTAGACGTGAGGGATCACGCATATTTCAATGGGAGCTTAGTTTACTTTCTGCAATTGCGCGATCGGTTGGTTGTGATTATTTGTATACATCGCACATTATAACATTCGTTGGCCTACCTAATGATGTTAAAATAGCAAAAGAGATGTTTGTGCAGTTCCGCGCCATTGCACAGCATTTAGCCACAAAAGCCACAAAAGAATACTCCGACGGCTTTTTCGATCCGCGCGAGTTACGCGGTGTAGACTCGCTAAAATCGTATCGATTAAGTTATTTATTAGGTTTTGTTGCTGGTTTGGCTGAAACATTTAAGCAAGCCAAATCACTAGAGCAAGAAAGTACTGCACTTGTGGTAATTAAGGAAGGCTTGATCAAAACAGCGATTGCAACACGTTACCCGAAACTAGGCAAAGCTATCACATCAAACGCAACGATTAACAGTCGTGCATATAATACAGGGCAACGCGACGGACGATCAGGCGGCAACCGTAAGGTATTTGAATGAGGACTCCGAGACACTATCAGTACATCGCTATTGCACGTGGAACGCAGCAAAATCTTTTGCTAGCCGATCAGATGGGACTCGGCAAGAGTTTGGTGGGAATTGAAACCGCCAAAGCACTTTTCCCTAAGTTAAACGCGGCTGCGTTGGTTGTTTGTCCAAAAGGAATCCGTGCTCAATGGCAGGCAATGATCGAAGATCAGGACCCCGGTGCGATCGTATTGATTTTCGATAACAATGTCGAAAGTCTGCACAAACACATTTCAGACCTGGACTATATCATCACGCACTATGAGGCAGTTGTGAAACACATCGAGCGGCTTAACCGCTTTACGTACTCAACGTTAATCATAGATGAAGCGCATCGCATTAAGAATAGGAAAAGCTTACGTACTAAAGCAGTTAAAAAGCTAAAAGCATACCGCAAGTTAGCGCTTACGGGTACCGCGTGGGATAAGGACCCTTCGGAAATTTGGTCTATCCTTCATTTTTTAGCTCCACATCAATTTACCTCGTATTGGCAATTTCTCGATCGTCATGTACAGTTTGATGTTAATTTCTTGGGTTTTCCTGAAAATCCACGCTTAAAATCCCCTCGTGATTTTGCGAATGAGATTGCCCCTCATGTGTTACAGCGCAAAAAGCGTGAAGTAATGCCAGAATTGCCGCCATTGATTCAAACACACATTCCAATCGATTTAGGAGCAAAGCAACGTGTAGCGTACGATCGAATTAAAAAGATCGTTGACATGGAAGTTGATTTGCTTGACTTTGGGCGTGATCCACTGCAAATCACAAACATCCTCACGAAATTGACTCGACTGCTTCAGGTTGCCAGTAATCCGCAATTGCTCGACATTAAAGCGCCAAGCGCTAAATTTGATTGGTTACTTGAATGGTTGCACGATAATGCCACCACCCCTGTGCTCATCTATACGCGCTACCGGCGTAACGTGGAAGCTCTAGGAAGGCTTCTCCCGAACGCGGCGTGTGTCGCATCAGGCATCAAGCCAGCGAAGCCCCTAGCGGCGTACAGCACGGTCGTAGCTACCATTGCGGCACTAGGGGAGGGGTATGATCTGGGCCACTTGGACACGGCGATCTATATTGATTGCGAGTGGAGCAGTATTTTGATGCAACAGTCGATTGAGCGAATTGACAGAGGATCAAATACTGAATCGAAAAACATCATCTTTCTCCAGGCAACAAATACCGTTGACGATTTAATGAGACAAGCTCTTAATCGCAAACTCTCAACAAAGCAAATCGTAGAAAACTATCTACAAGCGGTTTCAGTTTCTTAACCAAATCTTTACTTGACATTGACTTGACGGCATGTTACAATGACATCAGTTCGGAAGTACATCAAACACAGGAGCAATTAGTAATGCAAGCGCCAATATTTCGCTACAATCAGCAAGTTATTCTTACTGGTACTGGCTATCACTGTACAGTTGTGAAAGTTATTCGACATAACAAGAACTACCTGTACAAAGTGCGGTGTAATGGGTCGCAAGTTACGATCGTGGTGAAAGCAGATCGCTTATTCGCTAATTGGGCTCTAATTTAGTACGTCATGCACACACAGGAGCGTAAATCATGGCAAAGCGAACAATTAAATCAGATACAACAATGAGCCTACGTCGTGATTGTTATGAGTTATTGGTGCAACATGCCAAAGGTAAAAGCTTTTGGCTAACGGATACCGGCGATCAGCCTATACTTGACAATGATTAAATTCGTCGTGCATTGCGTGATTTACCGCATGTCAAGCGGATCAACAGTCGATACGTCGTCAAGGGCCGAAGGGTGTTATAATGAAGATTATAACAAAAACAAAAGATGGCTGGTATGGTTTGCAGGTATATGATAATGGCGTGTTAAGGGTATCGTATTACCTAAAACGACGCAAGTATATTCGCCGCAAAGCGAAGAGGTATTAAGTGAAGAACATCACACAAACACAGATCGTCAATTTAATGACGCGCCTTGTTCAATACCACGTTGATTCGCGTACAGGTGAAGTAAATTCAACAGCACTCGCGAAAGATGCACTTGATCACTACAACTTGACCGATGATCAGATCGAAAAGCTT